ACGGTGAGAAGGATGCCTTGGCAGAAGTCAAGTCATGGATGGAACATCAAGCCTACTACTTGACCGAAGCCACGGTGGAACTGGCCAAAGAACGTGGCCGTTGTAAAGACAGTGATAAGACACGTTACGGTAAAGGAATCTTTCCTTGGGAACTACGTGCCCGAGGCGTGAACGAACTCACAGATTTCACTCCTGATCCTGCATTAGACTGGAATACCTTGCGTGGCAACATGCGAGCATACGGTGTACGCAATGCCACATTGATGGCTGTGGCACCTGTGGAAAGTTCTAGTGTTGTTATCAACTCAACCAACGGCATTGAAATGCCTATGAGCTTGATCTCAGTGAAAGAAAGCAAAGCAGGCAGTTTGACACAGGTGGTACCTGAGTACCACAAGTTAAAAAACAAGTACCAACTGATGTGGCAACAAAAAGACTGTGTTGGTTATTTGAAAACAGCCGCTGTGCTGGCAGCATATATTGACCAGAGTATCAGTACTAACACATTCTACAATCCCGCACACTTTGCAGATCGCAAAGTACCCACCACATTGATTGCTAAAAATCTAATGCAAGCACATCACTGGGGTATCAAGACATTTTACTACAGTCTAATCAACAAACAAGGCGCCAAAGCTGCCAAGGAAGAGTCCGCGCCACTAGAAGCCATTGACTTCGACGATGCGGAAGACTGCGAAAGTTGCAAACTATAAAGAAACAAACATTATGAAAATATTAAAATTTTATGCAGATTGGTGCGGTCCATGCAAGATGTTGTCAAAGACAATTGAATCAATCAAGGAAGAAATTCCATTTAAAGTTGAGGAAATTGATGCAGACCGCAACTCTGAAATGGCCAAGAAGTACAACATTCGGGGTTTGCCTACCATGGTTATAGTGGATGGCGAGACTGAAGTCAAACGCCATGTAGGCAATATGACCGCAGATCAAGTAAAAGAATTTGTTAAAGTAAAATAAAATGAGCCAAGCACAATATAACCTATCAACAAAAACAGACTATCTAAACCGCAAGATGTTCTTGGACCCTGCTGGTCCTGTCACAATTCAACGATTTGAAGAAGTCAAGTACAACAAACTTGTTAAGTTCGAACAAGAGGCACGTGGCTTCTTTTGGATCCCTGAAGAAGTGTCACTCACAAAAGATGCCAACGACTTCAAAGAAGCAAGTGACACTGTGAAACACATCTTTACATCAAACTTGTTGCGCCAAACAGCCTTGGACAGTTTACAAGGACGTGGGCCAGCACAGGTGTTTACTCCTGTTGTAGGCATTCCTGAACTGGAAGCCTTGATGTACAACTGGAGTTTCTTTGAAACAAACATTCACAGTCGTAGTTACAGCCACATCATTCGCAACATCTACAACGTGCCCAAGGATGTGTTCAACACCATTCACGACACACAAGAGATTGTGGACATGGCGTCAAGTGTGGGCCGGTACTATGATGATTTACACAAATTAAACTGCATCAAAGAAACAGATGACGATCCAAATAATTGTCCAGAAAAGTCACACATCAAGGCCATTTGGTTGGCACTCAACGCCAGCTACGCATTGGAAGCATTCCGCTTCATGGTGAGTTTCGCCACGTCATTAGCCATGGTTGAAAACCGTATCTTTATTGGCAACGGCAACATCATCAGTCTGATCCTGCAAGATGAAATCCTGCACCGGGACTGGACTGCCTGGATTATCAATCAAGTTGTTAAAGAAGATCCACGCTTTGCCGCAGCCAAGGTGGAATGTGAAGCCGAAGTGTATCAGATGTACCTGGATGTTATCCGTGAAGAAAAAGCCTGGGCTGACTATTTGTTCCAGAAAGGTCCTGTGATTGGACTCAATGCACAGATTTTGAAAGACTTTGTGGACTACACAGCAGTGGGCGCACTCAAAGAGATTGGCATCAAGTACCTGGAACCTGCACCACGCAGCACACCAATCCCTTGGTTCATGAAGCACGTGGACACCAGCAAGAAACAATCGGCCTTACAGGAAACAGAGAGTACCAATTATGTTTTGGGAGTTATGTCGGAAGAGTTAGATTACGATGATTTACCTGATCTTTGATCAATGACCATCCCTTTACGCTCTTGTACATTGGATGCTGTTTTATTAATCGATTTACTGCACCACTGTCAAGATTGTATGTGGTTCTTAATTCATATTGAGTCATCTTAACAGTTTCATTTGTTTTTATATTAACAAAATCGTAGATGGTATGATCATAACAAGTACTTCCAGATCCAGTGTGTAATTTACGATGCAAATCTTTGTTTTTTTGATTATGCATAGGATTGTCTGGACCAGACATACGTAATTTAGCAGAGAGATTATTACGCCCAGTTAACGATGCACTAGTATTAGGACGTTTTTGTCCTGTTTGTTTTTGTATATTAATAGCAACTCGATGGGCAATACGTTCTTTTGTTTGCTTTATCCCACATGTTCCGTCCCCGCCATCTGTTTTATTTCGAAGTATACCGGTATTGTTGTCCTTGCGACCGTACCAGCGTATCATTCTACGTTCGATCGCCAAGGAACCAATTTCAGATAAATTAGATTCAAGGATAATTATTTTTGATTTGTCCAGCGGTGGGCGAACTTCGCCTTTTCCCTTTATCCAGGCTCGACGATTTTTACCTTTGCCTATATAATATGGAGTTCCGTCATCGCGTAGATATGCATAGACGTAAAAGTTTGTTGTTAAATACATTGCTGATGTCCTCCCAGACGTTAGAGTAGTTGGATATTACTAGTATCGCGAACTACACTTATATTTATGAAAGAAAACTAAATTATGACAAAAGCGATAATTTGGAGTCGAGACCAATGCGCCTTCTGCGAACAAGCCAAGGGCTTGTTGGAAATGAAAGGCATTGAATACGAAGTACGCAATATCAGTCAAGACTGGACACGTGAACAATTATTAGAAGCAGTACCAACTGCCAGATCAGTACCACAAATTTTCTTGGATGAAGAATACGTGGGTGGATTTAACGAACTTAGAAAGAAATTAGCATGACATTAACAGTGGGAAAAGTTTATACATTTAAAATGAATTCAGGAGAAGAAGTTGTTGCTAAATTTGTTGGTGAACCGCAGTCTCAACACATCAGCGTAAGCAACCCAGTTAGTATTGCACCCGGGCCACAGGGCATGGGCTTGGTACCCAGCATGTTTACTGCAAATCCCCAGCAAGATGTGTCAATAAATACTAATAGTATTGCAATGTATGCGGAAACAGATGATGCTGTGCAATCAAAATACATTGAAGCTACTACTGGTATAAAAGTACCAGAAAAAAAACTTATTTTAGGATAATTATGCCAGCAGTTCAGCGAGTAGGCGACGCCAATGGGGCCGGGGGTGTTATTACTTCGGGCATTGGTTCTGTGCGAGTCAATGGTCGTCCTATTGCTGTGATTGGAAAAAGTGTGACAGCACATCCTTGTTGTGGTGCCAAAGGGTGCCCGCCAGTGCATTGTTCAGCAACAACATCTGGTGGCATAGGATCAGTACGTGCAGGAGGAAAACCGGTGAGTGTTACTGGTGATTCAGACACATGTGGCCACAGTAGAAGTGGTGGCAGTGGCGATGTAAGGGCGGGTTAATGTCATCAAGTAACAACGGATTATTAAGCCCTCTGCAACTAGAAGCTGGCGCAGGCATGTTGAACAACAGTGGCAATGTGTTTGGCGTTGCCCAATCGTTTCTAACACAAATCTCAACGTATCAGTCCACTGTAGTAAGTGGATTACATACTACTTTGGCACTGGCAAACACTGCAAATTTATCATCAGGCACAATTCAAAGCTTAAAAACAATCGGTGCAAATGCCATTCCTGCACTGGGAGACAGTTTCCCTGTTGCATATGCAAACACCAGTTTTTTATTCCCCATCTATCCTAGCGGCAACGGCATGTTCAGCGGACAAATTGCCAATATTGGCAGCATTTATCTTGGCAGTGGCGACACCGGTAAATTTGCACAAGTTTTTTTTGCAGCCAAGGGCTATACTGAATTAGTAAATGTGTTTATCAACAGTGCCATCAATGCCAATTCAAACAATTATCTAGGACCAACATTCAATCAAGCTGCATCAGGTCTGGGTAACATGGACAACTTGATCACTGGGGAAATCAGCAAGTTAACCTTGGCTTTTGCAGCGTTTGGTGAAGATTTAGAAAAACTTGGTGATGCCATAAGTTTGCAAAATCTTGAAAACTTTGGTACGCCAGCAGCATTGCTTCAGCAATTGGCCAATGTTGCCAACATCACTGGAACATTGCCTTGTGTGGAACAAGCAATGATAGCAGCCGGTGTCACTGTCAACGAAATAAATGATTTGGTATCAAACAATCGTCTCAGTGCCACCAACACAACTGGCCTAACAGAAAATCAATTCAACACATTACAAAGAAAAGCCTATGTTGGGTTAACCAATGTGGCTGGCGATTGCTTAGACCAAGTGCTGACAACGTTGCAAGTGACAACTCCAAATATCACACAAATGTCAGAACTACTAGATCCAGTGATGATTTTCCCAGATAGTTACCCAAGTTTGACTTATGCCGGGCCCAACGGTCCTGAGTTGATTTACAATGACCTTGGGCAAGTCAATCAAATCTTGTTGGGAAATGCTCCAACCGGATGTGAAGATTTAGCAAAGATTATTCCGCCGGCTCAAGCAGTGGCCAATCGTGCCATTGCTGCCACCTGGCAACAGGTAAAAAACATTTCGCAAGTGTCATTGCCTGATCTTGCAGCAATATTATTGGCATAACATGGAAACACTCAAAGGTTTGAATTTGTTAAATGTGGGCAAACAACCATTGAGTACTGGTGCCTACAATTTCTACATCAATACATTTGCAGGCGGGACCGGAGCAAATGGTACCTATCTAATAACAGATTTCATAGGCACAGCTATTGGTGTAACCGCTGGTACTTATTTTGATCAAGCTACAACAATAATTACAAATCGAGCATCTACATTATCTACGTTGTCTGACATTTATCAAAGAATGGTAAGAAGTTGCAACGGAACCTATGGTCCAGTACCCAGCGGACCCATAACTGTTCCTGCAGGACCAGGCGCTGGCGTATACCTTACCCCAGATTCAGCTGTGAACAGTTTGATCAACCGTGCCAATGTCGAAATTGGTAATCTTGTTACCTCACTGGGCACTGATACCTCAGCATTGAACACTGCATGGAACAACATTTGTATTCGAGTAAATTATGAAGTTAACAATTTAAGTTTGTGTAACATTGACTTGAACAACCTCATCAGCGGAGACCGATTTAGTGCTCTCAATTTGGTTGTGAGTTTGCCTGAACTTGGCAATGATACCACTGTGGGAGGTGCAGGTCAATTCATGGAAGCCATTGCTAGAACTGATAACATAGCTGGTCAGGCCATGATAGGCGCCATGCGCGAAGGTCGCAACAACACTAGAATGAATGCGGCAAGAATCAATCGAGACAACACTGTGCCAGACAACAGCACATCAGTACCAGCACAGGCCACTTTGAGCTCAGCTTCATACACAGTGGCCGAAGCCCGTGCATTTGTCAATCAAATCAACCGGGCTGTATAATATCAAAAATGTAGTACTTTTGTAGTACTTGACCAGAAATCACCTTTTTGCTATAATATAGGCATACAGTAACAAAAAGGAGCCAAGATGTACTACATTGTTTCAAGAGGTACCGGACTTATTGTGTCAGATGGTCCCAACAAGACCCGTGCATACAAAACTTTTGGTGCCGCCCGTGCCACCCGCACTCGACTCTGCCGCAAAGCAGGTTGGAGTGTGGATCAACTCAGCGTTGTGGACACAAAACACTACAAACCCAAAATGGTCACACGTACAAATCTCATGACTGGGCAAGAGTATGAAGAGGATGTCAACACCCCCAACTTCTGCTCACCCGCCTCAGAATCATTCTGGAGCATGTAATACTCAAGTATTACCGTTTTGGTGGTTGACCAATAATTGCCAAAATGCTATAATACGGACATATTGTAACAACTGGAGCCTGAGATGACATACGCAACAATCCAAGAAGTCAACACTTCTATCATGTTCAGCAATTTCTCAAATGAGCAACTCAACAGCATCAGCGATGCGGTGAACTATGCTCGTGCCCAACTTCGTGCAACCAAGATTCGCTCGTTCACCAAAGGTGACACAGTGAAGTTCCACAGCACCAAACGTGGCGTCACTGTGACAGGTACTGTGACCAAGGTTGCTATCAAGTATGTCACAGTCAAAGATGGCATGATGTTGTGGCGTGTGCCAGCCAACATGCTGGAGGCAGCATGAAGGTCTATTTCAGCAAGCGACTTATCGTTGTTGAATCTAATACTGCCTGGGCACTGCCTTACTGGCAGGCTCGTAAGCAGTTGGACAAACGAATCACTTGGGAGTTTGTATGACATTTCGACGCTGGTGTGACTTGATGTGGCAAGAACACTGTGATGAAGTGTTTGCATGGACAGGCAACAACCCCCAGTACCTGTCAAAACAATATTTTGAAACATACAAATGGTGGCTCCGCAGAGAGTACCGAGCAAGAGGAGATCAACATGGGACTTGATATGTACGCATACGTGGCCGCCCGAGCAGGCCAGCAAGATGAATACTACGAAGGTGCCGAGTATGATGCGGATACTGGTGAATTTGTAAACCCCAATGTCAACCGTCCACGTCAACTTGCCTACTGGCGCAAGCATCCCAACCTGCATGGCTGGATGGAACGCCTGTGGAATCAACGCAATGGCGGTGATCATGATGCCGACAAGTTCAACGGCGTTGAATTAGAACTCACTGCCGAGGACTTGGATGAACTAGAGTATGCAGTGCAAAACGATCGACTACCGGCAACATCAGGATTCTTTTTTGGTGATGGTGCAGATGATTACTACAAACCCAGTGATCTAAAATTTATTCAAGAAGCCCGAGCAGAACTGTTCTTTGGCTTGAAAGTATTCTATAACTCATCATGGTAACACTGTAAATATATGAATGGCATTGACTTCGCACACACTCAATTCAACGGTATCACTGTGGCAGCCGATTGGATAAGGGACCTTGAAAGTTCTGACAGCCGATTGCATAAAGAACGAGTGATTGAAAAAGCACTCATGGCTGCAAAATTGGGCAGTGCCAATGCACAGTGTTTCTTGTTCAACTGCTATCAAGCCTACAATCCCTACTACACATTCCATGTCCGGCAGGTGCCTGAAAGCGAAGGCATTGAGCATGCTCCCAATCCTTGGCCTGTGTTCTGGGGCTTGCTTGAGGGCCTGCGTACTCGATCATTCTCTGGGCATCGTGCTCGAGATGCTATCTTGGAATGCATGAAGCAGTTTGACTCATTAGAGTGGAACAACGTTTGCCGACGTGTTATTACCAAAGATCTGCGATGCGGCATCTCAGAGAAAACACTAAACAAAGTGCTGGGTCGAACAGAGTGGCGAATTCCTGTGTTTACTTGTCAGTTGGCACAAGACAGCACAGACCAACCCAAGAAGCTCAAAGGCATCAAACGTCTTGAGTGCAAGTTGGATGGCGTGCGTGTGTTGGCTGTGATCGAAGATGGTGATGTCACACTGTACAGCCGCAATGGCAAAGTGTTTGAAAACTTTCCCGAAATTGAAGAGGCTATTCGACAACACAGCACCAAGTTCATGTTGGGCGATGGTGGTGGACACAGAGTGCAACACCGCCTGGTCTTGGATGGCGAGATTGTGGGCGAGAGTTTTCAGAAGTTAATGAAGCAAGCACATCGCAAAAGCAATGCAGTGACCACAGGTATGACCTATCATATCTTTGACATGTTGCCCTTGGCAGCATTCCAAGAAGGTCACTTCAATGCACAACAACACAAACGCATTGAGAACTTGGAACGTGCCCGAGCGAAACTGCCCGAAGACGGCCCTTTGCAGATCATGAACGGTTTGGAAGTGGATTTGGACACAGCCGAAGGACATGACATCATGCAACGCTATGCCGAAGCCGCTGTGGAAGGTGGCTTTGAAGGAATCATGATCAAGAGCATGGATGCTCCGTACCTGTGCAAACGCACAGACTACTGGATGAAATGGAAACCCACAATCACAGTTGACCTCAACATTGTGGGATTCGAAGAAGGTACTGGTCGCAATCTAGGCCGGTTGGGTGCTATAATCTGTGAAGGAGATGACAATGGGCGACATATTCGTGTTAATGTTGGCAGTGGCTTGTCTGATAGCGATCGTGATGAGTATTGGCACAGTCGGGCAGATCTGGTTGGGCACTTGGTTGAAGTGCAAGCTGATGCAGTTACGCAAAACCAAGACGGATCATACAGTTTGAGATTCCCTAGATTTTTACGTTTCCGTGATTTTGAAGCAGGTGAAAAAGTTTGAAGTATTTTGCATATGGTATGAACACTAATCTAGAGCAAATGGCAGCCCGATGTCCGGGTGCCGTTTGTCTGGGTCCAGCATGGATCAACGACTATGCCTTGGTGTTCCGCTATTGTGCAGATATTGAACCTGCAGCCGGCAACTGGTGTGATGGTGTGCTGTGGGAAATCACAGATGACGACCTAGTGGCCTTGGATGCACTAGAAGGGTATCCCTATCACTACACACGATTTTCAGTAGTGGTGCATACTGATCGCGGATCAGAAACTGCCTTGGTGTATCAAATGGTGGACCAGTCTTTTGAAGAAGCCCCTAGTACGCACTACTACAACATGGTAGCAGAAGGTTACCAACAAAACAGTGTGCCTACCGATCAACTGGTTGCAAACTTGGAACTACAATGATCAATTTAAAATTTGCAATTGAGTACCCTTTGACCAGGGTGTCATTCAATCATATTTTCCGCCGTGCTTGGAGTACACCGTTCAAACACAAATATCTTGAATTGGAAGTATTTCAAGACTGTGAAAATCTATTGCATTTTAATTTTGATTGGACCACTAGATGCGACCATGCAGGCATTAAACTTGAACTAGGACTATTCGGCTACGAACTAATATTTCACTTGTATGACAATAGACATTGGGATTATCATGCCAATACCTGGGTAGCCAATGACTAAGAAAATCTTTTATGAAAAGGTTGGACGTAGATACGTACCTGTACATGAGTATGATGAGTACCTCATGGATGGGCTACCCTATGGCAACCACATGATCATGTGCTACCCAGGCGGAAAGAGCACACGCTACAACATTGATCCTGCACTGGCGCCCATGATTGCCGCAGGCCGTGTGGCCGAAGATCGAATGAGTGAGGCAGTGCGCCGGGCCAGTGAAATGCGCCCGCGCCGAAAAGAACTCACACACGATCAACAACGTGCTTGGCAACGGTTGAACCGGGCCTTGGGCGATGATGTCTATACTTTGGAAATTGCCAGTGCCAGAGACATTGCCGAAGCCGGCATAAAGGCCATGCAAGCGGAAGCCGAAAAACTCATGACCAATCCTGCTGTGAAACTGGCCTACGAGCAGTTTCTCCTTGTGTGTGAATTAACCAAGAAAAACGTTGGCAACGTTTGATCTATAAATGCTAGTCTATATACTTGATTTGCCGCCACCTAGTGATTCACTAGTTGCAGAATTTCGCAATTGGGAAAGACATTGTGAGTTATCTGCTTCTAGTAAGCAATGGCTTGATGATTTTCACCAAAACAAAATTAATTGTGCAGCACACTGGTTTGGATTAATACCTAATTTAGACGTATTAGTACAAACCGAATACCAACAATACTTTGAACCAACTATTTGTGCTGGCGGCGGAATCATGCAGAACTGGGCAACCACTAATGCGGCACAACCGCCACATTCGGACCGTGCAAGAAAGTTAGCAATCAACTGGTATTTTGATCTTGGTGGTAATGTAGATACTGTGTTTTACCACGAAAAATCACAAACCAAAAATGAAGCAAAAAATTATCAATACCAAGATGTACACGAACTAGATCGATATCAATTTTCAAGTAACAATTGGTATGCATATGATATTGACAGATGTCACGCTGTTGAACACATTCAGACTCGTAGAACATTTTTATCTATTGTCCTAATAGGTGCCATGGACACATTTGGTCTGGAAGAATTAACTAAACAAAGTTCAATTAAATTATTGACAATTTAACGTTTGTGCAGTATAATCACTGTGCATGATCAGGGAGGTGGGTTGTTTAATGGGTAATTCAGGAAAAGATCTTTAACCGGTCCTGTCTTGTGCCGTGGCATCAGAAACGTAAATCCCGTAGGATGAGACACTGTCTAGACCTGGCAACAGGTCAAAACACTGGCTGGTACCCAGTGGAGTATGCCTTGTAGATAAAAACAGTGAGAAGGATAGTAATGTCTGTTGAAATTGAAACCTCTGCGTTGAGCATGTTTGAATCCCTTGACTCTCTTAGATCAACGCCCTTGGTCATGCACCGTATTCAGGTTGAGTTGCGTGATATCAAAACATGGTATGCAGTAATACGTGAACTCAATCAAACCTTTGGTGCCAACAACTGGAAGGGCCAAAATCATGTTCGACGTCGCCTGGAAGGCCTGATCTGGAATACAGATAAAACCATATGGGTTTGGTTTGATGTGCCAGACGTCAAGATTGCCACATGGTTGGCCGTTAAACTAGCCGTCACAGTCCGTATAACACCCAATAAATAAATCTATGTTCCTTAGTTATTTCACATTGTTAACCGCTCTTTCATTGAGCGTGGTTGCGGCCTGGTACAGTATCCTGGGCCTTACTGCTATTTTTGCGAGTGCAGTGATTCCCATTATCATCATGGGTGGCATCTTGGAAGTGGCCAAAGTCACTGTCACAGTATGGTTGCATGAATATTGGGACCGTTGTAGACTGCTGATGAAATTTTATTTGGTGCCTGCTGTGGGCATGCTTATGGTAGTCACGTCAATGGGTATCTTTGGTTTCCTAAGCAAAGCACATTCGGATCAAAGTCTAGTGTCAGGTGATGTGTTGGCCAAGATTGCTGTGTACGATGAAAAGATCAAAGTAGCAAAGGACAACATAGATGCCAACCGCAAAGCACTTAAACAGATGGATGAGGCTGTGGACCAGGTTATGGGCCGAAGCACAGATGAAAAAGGTGCTGACAAAGCAGTTAGTATCCGCAGGGCGCAGACTAAAGAACGCAATCAACTGCTTGCCGAAATCTCAGCCGAACAGAAAAAGATTACTGCTCTTAATGAAGAACGAGCCCCTATTGCTGCCGAGGTACGCAAGGTGGAGGCAGAAGTCGGTCCGATAAAATACATTGCGGCTTTTATCTATGGCGATAATCCTGACACCAATGTGTTGGAACGTGCTGTGCGTTGGGTTATTATCATACTTGTGGTGGTGTTTGATCCACTTGCTATCATGATGGTATTGGCAGCCACAGAGAGCTTGAAGTGGGAACGTGAACGCAGACTGCAACCTACGTATGAAGCCGACGATGGTCCATTGACGCCAGCACAAGTTGAACAACTGCGTGAAACTGTAGAACCAGAATTGCCGCAAGGTGAAACGGTCGCTACCAGCCGACTGTTTGATGACCCAGGCGAACACCCTGCAGACACATTTGATCACGAAATTGAAGAACCCTTGGCAGTTGATCCACATCCACCAGGCTGGATGTATGGTGACCTAACATCAAATCCTCTCAATGAAGCGGAAGTAGAAGAAGTTGTGGCAGAATTTGATCGTGCCAGACATGCATACTTGGACCGGTTTGACCACTTTAAAGATCTTAAACCTGTGGTGGCATCACCAGTGTTTAATCAAAACTATTTGAATGCAGTAGCGCAAAATGTTGAACATGATGATCACGACAATCCTAATATCAAAGCCGCTATTAAGCAGTGGAAAAGCGAAAACCCTGACAGTACAATAAAAGAAGAACGTATCAAGTTGGCCACTGGTAAAATTGATCAATTACCGTGGATGAAGCTGTTGGCTGACAATGACTTGGGTAGAGAGCCTAGATCAGGATTTGGCATTGCTTTCCCTGCTGATCCTATCAAAGGCGACACATTCATGCGGGTAGATCAAATGCCCAATGTATTATACAAGTTTAATGGTATTCACTGGATCATTGTGGACAAAAATCTAACCGACAACTACACATATGATGATGCATATATTGAGCATTTGATTGCCAAACTCACCAGCGGTGAATACGATCCCGACATGTTGAGTGATGCAGAAGCCGATGCTATTGCTCGTCGTGTACGACCCATCAACACATGATTTTAGTAACCGGCGATCGCGGCTTTATTGGCAGCGAACTCAAGCAGTATCTCATTGACCAAGGCCATGATGTACACGGGCTTGATTGGGACACACGTGGCCGCACATACACTGCAAACACACCCGTAGAATGGATATTCCACATGGGTGCCATCAGCGAAACCAATGCTGACAATTGGGCGGATATTGTGCGCAAGAACATCCAGGATACACAAGAATGGATCAAAACCGCCGAACGTTGGGGATGTGGCATTACCTATGCATCAAGTGCCAGTATATATGGTCCTTGGTCGAACAGTCCCGAATGGGGACCAGTGCAACCACAGCACATGTATGGTGTCAGCAAACTAGCCGTTGACAACTGGTGTGCTGAACAAAACTTCTCTGTGCCGGTGCAAGGCATGAGATTCTTCAACGTATACGGACGCAACGAATCACACAAACGCCAACCCAGCCCCATACGCACATACATGCGTCAGGCCATTGCAGGTGGTCCACTCACAGTGTGGAATCACAATGGGCGTTTGGGCACAAGAGATTTTGTCAGTGTAGATGATTGTATCTCGGCAATGATGCAGTTGAAAGCCACAGGCACAAGTGGCGTGTACAACGTTGGCACCGGCCAACAACTCACTTTTAAAGATATTGCGCACAGCATACAGCGTAGATTTGATAACATACAAGTATTGTCAGAACCCATGCCTGAGCACATGGTTGAGAAATATCAATGGGAAAGCCGTGCGGATTTAAATAAACTGAGATCTACGATATCGTGGAATCCACAATCAGTGGATCAGTGGCTAGACCGCAACTTTGAAACCCTTTACAATAAGATTAAGAATGAAAACACCTGAAACCCTAGACAACTGTAGTTTTTGCGGCAAACACAAAGATTCAGTGGCCAAACTTATTGTGGGCAGCGAAGTCTCAATCTGCAATGAGTGTGTGGATCTTTGCCAGACTTTGCTCAAAGATGAACTGCCAGTCAAGGCCAAAGACGCCTCAGATGAGACTCTGGATCCCAGAGCCATCAAAGAGCACTTGGATCAGTATGTGATTGGGCAGAGTCATGCCAAAATGGTGTTGAGTGTGGCCATTGCCAATCACTACAAACGCATTGCCAATGCTGATCCTGATACCGAAATTGAAAAAGCCAACATCCTCATGCTTGGTCCCACAGGCTCAGGCAAAACCTTGCTGGCTCGCACAGTGGCACGTTATTTGGATGTGCCCTTTGTGATTGCCGATGCCACAAGCCTAACTGAAGCAGGGTATGTGGGCGATGATGTTGAGAGTTTGATCACACGATTGTTTACAGCCGCAGGTGGCGACGTAGAAAAAACACAACGTGGTATTGTGTTTATTGACGAGATCGACAAGATCAGTCGCCGCAGCGAGAGTGCCAGTATCACCCGGGATGTATCAGGTGAAGGTGTGCAACAAGCCTTGCTCAAGTTGGTGGAAGGTACCAAGTGCAGAATTACTCCACAAGGCGGCCGCAAGCATCCTGCGGGCGAAACTGTGGAAATTGACACAGCCAACATCTTATTCATTGCCGGCGGGGCATTTGTTGGACTAGACAACATTGTGAAAAGCCGTGTCAAAGGAACCTCAATTGGATTCTCGGCACAGGTAGTAGCAGACAACACCAGCGTTACCTTGGATAAAACCACACCTGAAGACTTGATCCGCTTTGGTATGATTCCTGAATTTGTGGGACGTTTCCCCAGTTGGGTAGCCTTGGCAGAGCTCAGCAAAGCAGACTTGGTACGCATCCTACAGGATGTCAAGCACAGCTATGTCAGTCAGTACCAATGGATATTCAAACGTGATCAAGTTGAATTAGAATTCAGTCCTGACAGCTTGGACTTGATCGCAGAACGCACCATTACCAACAAAACTGGCGCTCGTGGCTTGCATTCAGAACTTGAACGTGTGTTGTTGCCGCACATGTACAACTTGGCCCGTTATCGCACACATGGTATTCGCACCGTTTCTATTGACACTCAGCAGGTAAATATTCCTGAGGAGCTCAAAGAGATAAATGAATAAATCACGTGCAAGATCAGTATTAGTCCAAGACGGTAATGTAGAAAAAGCCCTGCGCAAGTTCAAGAAAAAAGTACAAAATTCCGGCATACTAAACGATCTTAGAGAACGTGAATTCTACATCAAGCCCACAACTGCTAGAAAACTCCAACGCAGTGCAGCCAAGAATCGCTGGCGCAAACAACTAGAATCCCAACAACTTCCTCCACGCACCTACTGATGTACATTGAGTTTGACTTGCTGTCAGATGTTGACATGGCACCAGGACACCGAGCCAGTACCAACCTAAAAATTATACAAGATGCAATGAATTCTTGGGGTGACCGATACAGCATACAATTTCGGGAAAAAACTATAAAATACAAATACCGCGTTACTTTTGATCATGATGAGTCCTATACATTTTGGGCCATGTCATGGAACCCTGAACAAAACAAAGTTCTCGCCCAATATCGCATTGTGTCTGACCTAAATCACAAAATATAATTGAGATTTGTAGTATAATAAATACTGTTGTAGTGCCCATGGTGGGGCTACACTCGTTAACTTGCTTGCAAAAGAAGATGACACTATCTAAAAACTCTCGTTTACTTGAATCCACTATCTTTACTGGCCAAGTTACGTATTTTTTACGTAATGTTGTTCTATTTTCAAGCATTTCACATTGATAGGAAAAAATCATGAATGTAAAACCAACACGAGACCGAGTGGTCATTAAAGTAACTGAACCTGTTGCCATGAGCAAAGGTGGTATTATCATTCCCGATGCTGCCACCGAAAAGCCCATTAGCGGCAAGGTTTTAGCAGTGGGGGGAGGCCGAGTAACAACTGAAGGAAAGACTGTTCCCATGGAAGTCAAAATTGGTGACCAAGTGGTGTTCAATGAGCACACTGGACATTTGGTCAAAGTAGACGGAGAGGAATATCGAATTCTCAAAGAAGATGATGTTCTTGCAATTGTAGAATAAGGAGAGAAAACATGGCAAAACAAGTAGTATTTGGCGACAACGGTCGCAAAAAATTAGTAGAAGGTGTTGACATTTTGGCCAACGCTGTTAAAGTCACATTGGGTCCAAAAGGCCGCAATGTTGTTATTGAAAAATCATTTGGCGCACCGCACATCACCAAAGACGGTGTTACAGTGGCCAAAGAAATCCAGCTTGAAGACAAACTGCAAAACATGGGTGCGCAGATGGTCAAGGAAGTGGCTAGCAAGACCGCAGACAAAGCAGGAGATGGTACAACCACTGCCACAGTGTTGGCACAGAGCATTGTTAAAGAAGGCATGAGATACGTGACGGCCGGGCATAATCCAATGGATCTCAAACGTGGAATTGATCAAGCAGTTAGAGCCGCTGTTGAAGAGCTCAGCAAAATTTCCAAACCTTGTAATACCACAAAAGAAATTGCCCAAGTTGGTACAGTGTCAGCAAACAACGACGAAACTATTGGCAAAATCATCGCCAACGCCATGGACAAAGTCGGCAAAGAAGGCGTGATCACCGTGGAAGACGGAAAAGGGCTACACGATGAATTAGACGTGGTCGAAGGCATGCAGTTTGACCGTGGCTACTTGTCACCTTATTTTATCAGCAATGCTGACAAACAAGTTACCGAACTTGAAAACCCTTTTATCTTACTAGTTGATAAAAAGATTTCCAATGTTAAAGAACTTATTCCGGTACTTGAAGCCACTGCCAAGTCGGGCAAGAGCTTGATGATTGTAGCCGAAGACGTTGAAGGCGAAGCTCTTGCTACCTTGGTTGTTAACAACATGCGCGGCATTATCAAAGTGTGCGCAGTCAAGGCACCTGGTTTTGGTGACCGTCGCAAAGCCATGTTGGAAGACATTGCCATCTTGACAGGTGGCACAGTGATTGCGGAAGAAGTTGGACTTGCACTTGACAAAATCACAGCTGATCAGCTCGGCATGGCAAGTCGGGTTGAAATCGACAAAGAAAACACCATCATCATTGGCGGTGCTGGCAATCAATCTGCAATTAAAGATCGTGTCAAGGTCATACGTTCTCAAATTGAACAAGCCACTAGCGACTATGACAAAGAAAAACTTCAAGAACGTTTGGCCAAATTGGCAGGCGGAGTTGCTGTGATACGTGTTGGTGCCGCTACCGAAGTTGAAATGAAAGAAAAGAAAGATCGCATTGACGACGCTCTTCATGCAACTCGTGCCGCAGTTGAAGATGGTATTGTTGCAGGCGGCGGAGTTGCTTTGATTCGCGCAAAACAAGCAATCGCCAAACTCAAAGGTGCCAATGATGATCAAAATGCCGGTATTGGTATTGTGCTTCGTGCTCTAGAAGAACCAGCTCGTTGCATTGCTTACAATGCTGGCGATTCAGCAGACGTGGTTGTTAATCAAATTATTGCCAACACCGGCAACTATGGGTACAATGCTGGCACAGGCAATTATGGTGACATGGTGGAGCAAGGTGTGATTGATCCAACCAAGGTCACCAAAACAGCACTGGTAAATGCTGCATCAGTTGCTGGACTGATTCTTACTACGGATTGTTCTATTGCAGAAATTCCAAAAAAGGATGATGCCCAACCCCAACATCAAATGCCCATGGGCATGATGTAATTGACAGTTAAACTGTCATAAATATGTGTGCGGGTGCCAATGGTTGGGCTCGCACACAATTAGTCAACTTGCTTAAAAAGGAGAAATGACATGACTAAAACCTTGACTCTTCGTTCATTCGATATCCCACAACTTCACAAATTCGGCATTGGGTTTGACAGCCTGTTTGATGACCTCCAACGTTTTGCCAACCAAGGCACAAACAATTATCCTCCACATAACGTGATCAAAACTGGTGAACACACAGTCACAATCGAAGTTGCTGTGGCAGGCTTTGCCGAAGGCGAAATTGATATTCAGATGAACAAACGTGCCCTCGTAATCAAAGGCGAACAAAAACGCAACGACGATGAAACTTGGGAATATCTGCATCGCGGTATTTCTAGCCGTGATTTTACTCACTCATTTACTTTGGCTGATCATGTTGAAGTAAAAAGTGCCAGCATAGTTGATGGTATTTTGCGTGTGTATCTAGAACGACAAGTTCCAGAAGAAGCAAAGCCAAAAAGCATTGCTATCACTTACAACAAGTAATATAATTACAATTGTGTAAATACAGTGGCAGACAGTCTGCCACTGTAGATTTCAAGGATTCATCATGGCCCAAAGTGAAGTAAAAAATAAAATTCGTCCAGTAGAAGGTATCAAAGAACCCAGCCAGTTCAAAGTGATCTATCTCAATGACAATGCAACGACCATGGAGTTTGTGGTAGAAAGTTTGGTTGAATATTTTAATTATACACCCGATACTGCTAGACAAATTACCATTGACATTCACGAAGAAGGTAGTGCAGTGGTTGCTGTGTTACCTTTTGAAATTGCTGAACAAAAAGGTCACGAAATCACACAGTTGGCCCGTGCCAATAGCTATCCGTTGTTGATAAAGCTTGAACCTGAAGAAGTTAATACGTAACTGAAATACGTTTGGCAAAATACGCCTGGTTGTTATATGGCGTATTGCCTCGACCTCGACAATTGTTTACATATCTTACATTTTGATGTAATTGGTCAACATCTCTATGATAGTGTCCAAAGCACCAGGTATGTATTTTGTTGTTTGTGTCTGCAGAGTGTACCCATGACATGAGATTGTTGCCCATGGTGTTGAATTTTAGTTTGCTGGCCAAATCAGGGTCATGCGAGATTATCTCTGGTATAGGAACAGTGTGTGTGGCTATAACAATTTTTTGCACATCCTGGTGATCTTGCAGTCGTTTGACACTGTTGATCATGTACTGGGCATCTGTTTTATGCATGTTAACAATGGCGTCTACACATTCATCGCTTAAATTTTGTTTTTCTTGATACCAAGCCCGACTTTCAACATAACTGAGTGTAGGATCAAAATCAAAACCCCACCAACCGTTGGTTCCCAGTATCCCAACACCATCTATTACCACTACATTTTCTTGTAGATATATCACATTAGAAATTTTGTGTAGTTGTTTAGTCAAGGTTTGATAACTACGCCCAAGATTTTTTATGGTATTTTTATGCTCATCATTTCCGTCAATATAGAACACTGCTTGATAACAACGACCAAGATGCGCTAAAACGTCAACAACTATGTTCCGATCACAAGCAACGTCACCAACAACAACGCAATAGGGACTGGTAACATTGTGTTCCCAAGAAAAGTGTCCAGGCCATGTTTCAACATGTAGGTCAGAAATTAGATCAAAAGATAGTGTCATGATACATATTTAAAAGGATTTAACATGAACATTATTTTTGGCAACAATATTGAACAAATACCAGACAAATACACAATCTTGGAGCTAGATCAATTTAGACTACCCCCTGATGGAAAAATAGTCAGTTCTTATTGCATAGTTGATCAAATTCCTTTAGAGGAGTTGGCATTGCTGGATCACCATCGTACTCTTCACAACAATTGTATCAATGGTTATAGGAATCGTCAATGGGAATTTTGTGAACAGGCTTTAGAAACATTGCGCGGGTGTTGGAACAGCAAACTTGACACGTTTTACAATCATCTAGCTGACAGAATAGCTACTTTAAAAAATCAAACTTTGTCAGATGATTGGTGTGGCATTATTGATAAAGATCAATCACAGTTTTAACAACTTTATAAATTTCTTTGTCCTTGCTGTTTTCAATAAAAAATTTTTCCGCTATTCTGAGATATTTTTTGGTAGAGGTTAATTGAGAAACTGCTTGATTAAAATTGTTTGAAAATTCATCAAACAACTGGTTAGTAAATTCCTCACTAAAAAATCTTTGTTTATTTTCAGCAGCAATTTTGTGAAGCTCGTTCCAAATTGGAGAATCTGCTGGTAATTGACTTAATCTGCACATTTCGGCGGTGATTAGATTGCGACGAACATCACAATCTGATTCAAGGTCATAACTTTCATCTATCCAGGGAGCAAATGTTTTAAATCCATAATGTCGTAATATTTTTAAACTGTTGGGACCTGCTGCCAACATAAATGGTTTACCACATGCCAGTGGTCTACATGTTTTTTCAGTGAGATGAATACGACTCGATTCATATATGGTTTCCAACACGAGTTCTATAGCACAATGTTGGTAATCAGTGTTTGAATAGTCAGCACTGGCTGAACTGGGTGCTGTGTTTGAATTAAAATATGCATCAAGATCATGATCAATATCAAAAGTACTTGCAAGCGAGGAAAAATGTTGATTGTCCTTCCAAGAAGCAAAATTTACCTGGCAATATTGACTTAAGTTTTGTGTTTTTACGTCTTGCAAAAATTGCAATCGATATTGCCTAGACCCAGTCCATGCACGGCAGTATATCAAAAAAGTTTTATGAAATTTTTTTGGCCAATTACACAAATTCAAATCATGTTTGGCATATCTAAACCAATCTTGTGAAATTATACCATGCGCCCACCAGTACACTGGTATGAAATCGTGCTGTTGATAACGAGCAAGTTCTACACTTGACAACTCACTATGTACCAGTATGGTTTGATCATAGCGATTAAGCGGTGAACAAATTAGTGATCTCAAGTGTAAACTTTCAATCAAACGTTTAAACTCAAGATTATCTGTCAATGGTTTGTTGAGTTCTTTAAATTTTACCTGCATACCGTCAATAAAATCTTGGTATTTGTAAAAATCAAAATCTAAAGGTTCTTGATCATGACAAATTACGCCAAGTTGATCTATTGGCAAAATTGATTTTGGCCAATGATGAATAGGTTTCAAATCACTGGAGTTTTTTGAGCCATGTGGCGACCAGCAACTAATTACAATATCATGGTTGCACAAATTATTAAGATGAGTGTATAATCTATCTAAAGGAACTGACATTATGAAAAAAATTGGAGTTATTGGTATTGGAAAACTTGGCCTCGATTGCGCTGAAGTCATGGCAGAAAAGCACGAAGTTCGCGGTTACGATATTTACCCACGAACAAGTGAATCAGTAAAAGTCTGTGACATTGATGAACTAGTAAACGAAAGTGAATGGATTTTTATTGCTGTGCCCACGCCACATGCCCAAGGATATGATGGCTCAGTGCCCAGCAGCCACATGGAGCCCAGGGACTTTGAACATTCGGCTGTGATTGATGCAATCAACAACGTTAACAAACACGCGAAATCTCCTAAAAAAGTTGTGTTAATTTCAACAGTGTTGCCTGGAACTACTAGAACCAAGTTTGTACCTTTGCTAGATAAGCAACATCAATTCTGTTACAACCCTTACTTGATTGCCATGGGATCAGTAAAGTGGGACATGGCTAACCCTGAAATGGTTATTATTGGTACGGAAGACGGTAGCTTGACCGGGGTTGCTGGTGAACTAATTGAACTGTACAAAACAATCATGCAGAATGATCCAAGATATGAAGTTGGTACCTGGGACGAATGCGAAGCCATCAAGATTTTCTACAACACATTTATTTCAGCCAAGGTTGGCTTGGTGAACATGATTCAAGACTTTGCGCTACGCATTGGCAACATCAACGTTGATGTAGTCACAGACGCTCTAGCACGTAGCACCATGCGCATCATGGGACCAAAATACATGACAGCAGGCATGGGTGATGCAGGTGCTTGCCACCCCAGAGACAACATTGCCCTGCGTTGGTTGGCCAAGGAATACAACATTGGTTACGACTTGTTTGACACAGTAATGCACGCCAGAGAAGTACAAGCCAAGAACCTGGCAAATTATTTGCTGGATTTGAGTGTGATGCACGACAACATGCCTATTGTGATCCACGGTAAAGCCTACAAGCCTGATGTGGAATACTGTATTGGTTCATACTCAACACTTGTGGGACACTACATTGAACAAGAAGGCCGTAAGGTTGTTTATGTTGACCCACTAGCAGATGATCCTGCCAATGTGGTTGCTAACGTGGACACACCTGCAATCTTTTTGTGGGCACACAACCGCAAGATCACTTATGAATATACCGGTGATCAACTAGACACACAGCCCTATTGCGACATCAAGCCAGGCAGCATCATTGTTGATCCATGGCGCAAACTCAAATCAACTCCTGAGGTAGAAGTTGTCCACTACGGTAACACAAGAACTCATTAAGTATCACGTCCCAGCGTTCTGGGACGATGAGTTCAAACGCCTGGACTACATCAACGAGCCCTTCAACGATTCCGTCAGTGTGAATCGTTGGCTTGAGCAAGGCTATGCCAATAAATTCACTGGTGACATGTGTGACATGCGCAGCCGCCAGCCCACGTGGAATCAAACATTTATTGACATCTACACTGAAATGGGCTGGAAAGATATCGGCACCAGTTACTACAGAATGGCCACTGGCACCATATTACCAGTGCATCAAGACCTGTACGTTCGTTATATTGAATTGTTCAACTTGGCAGGACAAGAGCATCGTATTCGTCGAGCCATTGTGTTCTTGGAAGACTGGCAGTCTGGACACTATTTTGAAGGTGGTGGCCGACCTGTGATAGGATGGCAACGCGGAGATGCAGTGGAATGGGTGTATGACCTACCACACATGGCTGCCAACATGGGCTTGACTCCCAGATACACACTTCAGATCACGGGGCACGTATGATTAGCACATACAACGAATGGGATCCACTCAAACGGGTGGTGGTGGGTCGTGCTGACACAGCCAACTGGCCTGTAAACGATCCAGTGTTCAAAAACGAAGGCGAGAAAACCACTTGGAAAGAAACACCTGTACCGTCGGGACCGGTACCGCAATGGATTATAGACGAAGCCAACGAAGACCTTGAGATATTGACCCAAACATTGCAAGACCTGGGTGTGGAGGTACTACGTCCGGATCCGTGCTTGAACTTTCAAACACACGACGGGCTCTCCGCCTACTGCCCAAGAGACCGATTGTTGGTATATGGTTCGACCATTGTGAACCCTGTGATGATGTATCCTTGTAGAGACATGGAAGCACAGTGTTACTATGACATCATCGACGAAGCTGAACACTACCTGCACATGCCCAGACACGAAGGCATGATACTTGAAGCAGCCAATGTGTGCAGGCTCAATGATGCCTGGCTGGTGTTGGAATCAGCAGGTGGTAACAGAGCCGCACTGAATTGGTTGCGCGAACAGTTTCCTGAGGTCAAGATCGAAATGTGCAACTTCTATGCAGGTGTACATATTGACTCAACTATTGTGCCCATACGTGAGGGCCTGGTGTTGTTGAATGGTACCAGAGTCAATGAAGCCAACTGCCCCCGAGTGTTTGAGAATTGGGACAAGATCTACGTAGATGATGTTGTGGCACAGGGATTTTACCAATATCCATATGCATCAAAATGGGTAGGCATGAATATGCTGGCCGTGAATCCACACACAGTAATCATGGATCAAAATCAAACTGAATTGATTGAGAAATTAGAACAACGCAAGTTCACTGTGATTCCGTTAGAATTGCGTCACAGTCGCACACTGGGGGGTGGATTCCACTGTGTTACATTGGACTTGATTAGAAAATATTAATTAAATTTTGAAGAGTTAACCATTATTCAACTACACCTATTAGGTAGGTAAAAAATCTTCAAAAACTATACCCCATTTAGTACAAAATTGGTTCCATTGATCTATTTTCTCATCAGCAATTGGAGTACATACATATACAACTGGTTGTGAAGGCCCATAACTTAATAGTTCTTGCTCAAACACGCCAGTCATGTCATAATCATCTTGAATTTCTAAAAAATCTTGACGCAACTCATTTTTTAAAAAAATCTCTACTTGTGCGTCTGTTGTCTCGTCGAACTCATAAACGACAACAAATTCCATATCATTTAAAAATTTTGAAGGTATTGGTGTTAGATCGTCGCAATCCTGTGCATAGGCTACCTCAGAAGGAATGGTAACTTTAATAAATTTTTTGCCTGGCAAATTCATGTTCTAAAACTCCTCTTTTTATTTAGTCTATTTTAATTGACCAATAATGACAATTTGTGTATAATACACGCATGACTACACCTAGAATTGGCTTTTGTTGCAAGTGGCTCAATGACCCCAGTGAAACTGGCGGCATGAAGGTCAATGCACGGGACCGTGACCTAAACGGCAGATCAACTACCATGAGGTGGCTGCGCGAACACGCGGCAGAAGCTGAACAGCGCCAGTGGGACATCATGAATCACAACGCTCGTGCGGCCGTGCTCCTGATTGAGCGTGTGGGCACATTGCCACCTGAACGTAGAATGGTACGCCTGGGCAGTGAAATGCTACAAGGCTATACCGAAAAGGACTGGATCAACTGGTGGCAACGTCGGGAGATACAGGATCACTGTGCAAAGATCTTTGCCCCTGTTGGAGAAGCTGCAAGACGTTTGGGTGTGCGTATTAGTTTTCATCCCGGACAGTTTTGTGTGCTGGCGTCAGAGTCGGACGAGATTGTGGAACGCAGTATCTTAGAATTTGAATATCATGCAGACATGGCACGTTGGATGGGCTATGGTGCAACCTGGCATGAGCATGGTTTCAAGATCAATGTGCATTTGTCGGGCAAAGGCGGGCCCGAGAAATTCTTACGCACTCTGGGTAGACTCACACCCGAGGCGAGGAACTTAATCGCTATCGAGAATGATGAAATATCAAATGGTTTGGATACTGTTTTGCTTGTGGCTGAGCATGTTGCTATTACGTTGGACCTCCATCACCACTGGATCAACACCGGTGAATACATCACCTCTAGCGACCCTAGGGCACAGCGTGTCGTGGAGTCTTGGCGCGGTGTTCGTCCTGCTCTTCACTACAGTGTTAGTCGTGAAGACGTTTTGGTTGGTCACGATAGTGGAGTTCGACCCGATTTGGCTGAACTTCTTGATCGAGGTTTTAAGAAACAAAAACTCCGAGCTCACAGCGACTTCATGTGGAATGACGCTGTGACCAAGTGGGCACTGACCTTTAGTGACCAGTGGGACATACAAGTTGAGGCCAAAGGCAAGAACTTGGCCAGCGAACAAGTTTACGACCAATGGCAGGCCAATGCTTAATATACTGTCAGGAATTTTTGATTGGATACAAGATGACTATCGCACTAATCGCTTTAGGTTTGTTGTTGAGCTCTTGGCTTGGGCTATATCAATTGGCTGTTCAATTACCATGGCACTCACCGTACCAACCCCTCCTCTTTTGGCTTTGTATCCTGTGTGGATTCTTGGTTGTGCCATGTATGCTTGGGCTGCCTATACTCGAAAAAGTTTTGGCATGCTGGCCAACTACATGCTATTGGTAACAATAGACAGTGTTGGCCTGGTTCGCATGCTGTTAAACTGATTTCTTTTTGGCCGGTGCCTTTTTAGCCACAGCTGGTTTGGCTGCTGTTTTCTTGACAGGAGCTTTCTTGGCCTTGGCCACAGCCTTTTGCTTGTTTTGGGCAGTGACTTCGGCAGCCGATACTCGGTTGGGATTCTGATCACTCACTGCCCATTCTTCAGCAGTCAATTTGTGCAAGCCCACACAAAACCCAGTTGGGCTACGCCCACACCCACACTGGGGGGCAGTGGATTCCACTCGATCATCTGCTGACTTGCCAGGCGCGACATCAGCAGGCTTGACGTGAATCTTGCCTGCTGGCAATGCTTTTCCGTAGGGCCAGGGACGCTCTGAGTTGGCTTCATTGTCTTTTTGGTCTGGTTGACTCATGGTGTAAATCCAATACCCTGCCAGGGCCAAAATTGCAATGCTGATAATAATAATTTCCATGTTGAATCTCCTATGCGATATTTAGTAGTGGAAATTAGTGAGCGTACACTAAAGTGGCGAAAAAATCAAAATGATGTTGCAACGCACAATAAATAATGCTACAATAGAAACACAAGACGCTGAATGGTTCGGGTCTTGTGTTCTAGAACTTGCTTAATCAAGGAGAAAAACATGTTCAATTCTGTAATCGAAGCTGTGCAAACTGCACAAAAAACTTTTGTAAACACTGTGATCACAAACGAAGAAATCGCCAAGCCCATGGTCCGAATGATTGACAGCCAGTGCGATGCTGCCAAGTTGACTGCCAAAGCTGTGATGGATATCACTACCAGCATGGCTGCAATGACCACTGAAAAAGTGCAAGAAGCAATGAAGTTTGACTTCACCAAATACGCTGACGCATTCCGACCAGCCACTGCTAAAAAGTAATACTCTAGTACTACTTTTTGAAGACCCTGCTGACGGCAGGGTTTTTCTTGACCAAAATTAGCCAAAATGCTATAATACGAACATGACATACAAACAAACAGACAACATTCTACAATGGACCGGAGCAGTGGCCATTGTGTTGGGCCACAGTTTCAACGCCATGGGTCCAAGCATGTACCCTTGGAACATACTGGTATTTGCCATAGGCACTTTGTTGTTTTTGACCTGGGCTGTTCGAGCACGTAATCAGCCACATATGATGGTAAATGTAGTCTCATTGACCATTGGTCTAGTAGGGTTATACAAAGCCCTGGGTTGACCAGAATTTACCGATCTGCTATAATTTGGGCATACAAAGAAAAAAGGAGAAAGATATGGAAGCATTTGTAACAGTGAGAGAGATGGTAGAGGCATTGAGCCGTTTGCCGGATGACGCCCGACTGGTAGTGACCGAAAGCGGTTATTACAGTTATGGTGAACTGGCCCGTGTGGGCTTGCCCGAAGCCTACACCATAGAAGGCGATGAGGATGACATCGCCCGTGGCACTGTGGTATACCGTATTGGTCACAGCCACCAAAGTTATTGATTGAACAAGGAGTTATCATGATTATTCAATACCACAAACCCAACAAAGAAACTTTGAAACAGCTCAAGGCTGATCTCAAACAACTCAAAGAAGAATACCAAAAACAACGACTGGCGATTGAAGAACAAATCGAATTTATTAAATCAGGCAGCCCGCAAGAATTGGTTGACCAATAAATCCCAATCTGCTATAATTACAACATGAAAACACTCAGCTTCACCGTACAACTACCCAAGCAACGCCGCCGTGCGGTGGAGTTGTACAGTCGCGACACTCCGTTCCGACCCAAGGTGGAAAAGTCAAAGACAGTGTACAACCGCAAAGCCAAACATCGGAACCGTGATGAATAAACTGTTAATCCCATTGCTGACATCTGCCATGGTGGGATGTGCGCATAATTCAGCGCCGCCTTTGGATGTTTCTCAAATTCCCAATGACTGTGCCAATCGAGAGGCCATTATTCGTTGGTTAAATGAACAAGCAACCTTGCCTCGACAACCGCTAGAAAGTGAAAAAGATTATGAAAAACATCGTGCATCGATTCGTCACCATGTTTGGCGTCTGCGTTATAACTGTCAGTCTGTGTAGTGGTTGTGCCACAGGTACTCCATCTAAGATAGCAATGAATACCAGTGATGTCAAAAATTTACAACCTGACTGTCGCAACAAACAAGAGCAAATCAAATTGTTGAAATCTCTTCGTCAAGCATCTGAAAATCAACTTTGGGATGCCATGTTGCTGGCATCAATGCCCATGAGTCATATCACTCATCCCGAAGAATATCAACAGGCAAAAAGTCTGTTGAGTGGCGAGCACCAAAGAAGCATTGATTACAACCTTTACTTTTTAAACAAGCACTGCTGATGAAAATGAAACTAAAAATTTTGACTACCTTGCTGTTTGTAAATTTGGCACAGGCCGAGTGTGTGTTGCAAAGCAATACAATGTCGCAGGCCAATATTCAAATACAAGAGCGCAGTGGGTTCTCACAAAATATAATTCGCATGCCCAACGGCACTCAGCGATGTCAGGTGGCTTTTCGCGCCAAAATCAAAAATGAATGGCACACCGCATTGGGACATTACGATATTGAGCCAGGGGCAGACACAACCAAAATCTGCACCATGGCTCAACAACTGGCTGAAACAGGTTTGGTAAGTCGTTTGGCCACCAAAAACGTGGCGTCTGATGCTGTGCTGACCTGCCGTGATCAACCCGATCTTGCCACACTACGTGATACTCAAGTTGGAACTGTGGGGCAAATTCATCAATTTCGTCCTCACCCAAACTATCCCAGGCGATTTACTCACAACGGTACCCAATGTCAAATGTTTGTTGACCCTGTGCTCTCTGCAAGAGATGTTAAAATTTGGCAAGGTGTAATTTGCAATCTGCAAGATTCAAAATGGGTAGTGGTTGACAAATTTTGATGTTTGTTGTATAATTCGATTAACTTAACTTGACTAGGAGGTCAAAATGAAAGTAGCAACTGTAGTTTTTGGTGTAGCATTGTTTGTGGGATCAGCACAGGCCGGTTGGTTTGGCAGTGATGAGCCGGCCAAGCCCGCTCAACCTGCCCCGCACCCTTATGCCATGCCAACAACACCTGCAAGAGTGACTGTGCAAGCACCTGCCTGGTTTGTGCGCATGCCCGAGGATACACAGGAAATGGTGTTTGCATCTGGCACTGGATCCAGCACAGATGAGCAAATGGCCTATGAAAAAGCTCGAATGGCTGCTGAACGACGTCTCATTGAACGTACCAATGCTGTGATTCGCACACAGACCAAGAGCTATCGCGCAGATCGAGGTGATGTCACCATCGAAAATTTTGAGAGCGTGACACGTAAAAATGCCGCAGGTGAACTGCTTGGTGCTCAAAGAGTAGACAGCCAAACCAGCTTTGACGGTAATTCTTACAAGGTATACGTGCTGTTGCGGTTGCCCTTGGGTAACCTGAACCAAGCTGCAAATGATTTGCGTCAAAAACGCATGGTCAAAGAAGCGGATGCACGTGGTGTCAGCGCACACCAAGAACTGGATCAAAACAGTCAGGGTTCTGTTGAATCTACCCCTGTACCACTCAGTCAAGTGACCCCGGTTACTGTGCCCACAGCCCAAGGGGAAATAAAGCTGTTGGACGTTGACAATGCTGAATACAAAGCTCGTCGAGATGCGGCTCTACAAAAACCTGGTGCTGTGATAGGACAAGCAACTTTGCAGTAACAAAATTGCATCAATAAATAAAAGCGGCTTTCGAGCCGCTTTTCTCACTCAATATGACCACAGAAAATGAAACACCTCAAACTCACAGCCAGGCTCTGCAAGAAAATGGCATGTATGTTTTCATGGGCGAAGTCAACGACGAAAACATTTGCCCTATAGTGGAATGGATCTTGCATGAAAACTATGTGGTCAAGAAAAAACGCAAAGAACTGCTGTTGATGATTTGTTCAGAAGGTGGAGACATGGGTGCTGCCTTTGCCCTGATAGATGTAATGCAGAGCAGTGCAATACCAATCAAAACAGTGGGACTTGGTATCATAGCCAGTGCAGGGCTACTGATCTTCATTTCTGGCACTCCGGGAAGACGGGTGCTCACACCCAATACGTCAATCCTGAGCCATCAATTTAGCTGGAGCAATGAAGGCAAGGCACATGAACTGTTTGCCACCATGCGAGAGTTTGAACTCACGCAACAACGCATGTCCTCACACTATCAACTGTGTACTGGATTGAGTGAAGAAGAGATCAAAAAGCATTTGTTGCCACCACATGACATTTGGCTCAGTGCCCCAGAAGCCCTGGGTCTAAATGTGTGTGACCACATTTCAGAACTCACACGTTGATTTATTTTATTCCTTGTATAGTGCAGACCCCAGATAAAGTCAATTAATAGTAGATGTCAAATTTGGCGTCGTTGTAGATACCTTGAGCCTGAGAAGCCAGTTTGACGATAAGTTGGGGCGGCATGGCCTGTAATAGAAAATCGGAAAAATCTATGTCATTATGATGTTCACTATCAAAGTAGGCACGCCAAGCATCGTGTAGTGGACCTTGTTTGGAGTTCAGCCACTCAAAGCCGTGATCGTCTCGCATAGCGGAAATTCTATCTACCAATTTTTGCAATACCTTGGCTTCACGTTTTGGCAAGGATGACACATCCG